TTCCTTGGTAAGACCGTCATTCTCGGCTGCGGCTATTCGATGGGCGCGCAGAAGTTCCGCATGTCGTGCGCCGCGATGGGCACGGAGATCGACGAAGAGTTGGCCTACCGTGCGGTCAATGCCTATCGGAGCAATTACGCAAAGATCCCGCGCTTGTGGAAAATGCTGGACGAAGCGGCGATTGCTGCAATCGGGCAGCGTGGGCGTGAGACAACATACCGCTCTGTGTCGTTTTATGCGGACAAGAATTGGTTGCTTATCAAGCTGCCGTCTGGCCGCAAACTGTTCTACCGTGATCCACGTCTGGTGACTTATGCCGGTCCTTATGGCGAGAAGGTGAGCGTCGAGTATTCCGCCGTAAATAGCATGACAAAGAAGTGGAACCGTGAGCGGACGTTTGGCGGCAAACTGACAGAGAATATCGTGCAGGGCTTGTGCCGTGATCTGATTGCGGACGCGATGCTGCGCCTTGAAACGAGCGGCTATCCCGTCATTGCTTCTGTCCACGACGAAGTCATCAGTGAAGTGCCAATCGGGCAGGGGTCGATTGAAGAGATGGTGGCGCTGATGTGCCAGTTGCCAGAATGGGCAAAGGATTTCCCGCTTGCAGCGGAAGGTAAAGAAGGCGTGAGGTACGGCAAATGAATAATGATGAGTTAGCTAAAGAACTCGGCGGGATCTTGGATGAGGCGAAACAACTCGTAACTAAAGACAGAGCGGGGACGCATGGCAATGCAATCGAAACACTCGACGCTCTGGCTGAGTTTTGGCGCTCATACCTCTACGTTAGAACAGGGGATGCTATCCATCTTACTGGGTCTGATGTCGCTGAGATGCTTTGCATGTTAAAGCTGGCCCGCAAATGCACGGGCAAGTTCCACCGGGACAACTATGCAGATACGATTGGATATGCGGCCTTAGCTTTCGCCGCTGCACTATGGGAAAATCGAGATGAAGATTGAAAGTTCAGACGATTTGCTGAAGGCGGTTGAGGCTGCTCGAATTGAGCAGGGGCTTTCCGAACGTCAACTATCCGCCAATGCCAATATGTCACATGGCTCTTATTGGTGGTGGAAAACCCATGCAGGTACCACATCGCTGGACGTGGCGTTGCGCTATATTAGAACGCTCAATTTGAAGGTCGAAGTAAACTCCCAGTAAAAAAAAAGGCCCCTTGCGGGGCCTAAGTTTACAGGGAGAATCACGGAAAAAGGGCACGGCGGTGCTGCGTCCTTGGTTTCCGATAGGGGGAACAATGACAGAGAATACTTTGAAGTACAAGGTCACTTTTGGACAATCCACGGCTCCGTTCATTGCCGCGCGGTTTCCGCAGAATGATCTGCTTCCCATCGTGCCGTTCGACGCGCCGTTGGCGAAGGGCACGACTGTTGCGCCGGAGATGCGTGGCAAGGTGCCGGGTATGTTCTCGCGCGGACAGTGGTGGGGTCTTGGTGGCGCATGGCCCACAATGGGCATCACCGATACACAGATTAAAAACGCTGCGCCGTGGCCCACAGAGAACGTCGGCCTGCGTGCCGAAAATTGGCCTGCGGTAGACATCGACGTTGCGTCGGATGAAGCACGCGAGCTAATCGAAGGCATCGCAGCCTTCCATCTGGGCGCTGCACCAGTGCGCGTCCGGGCCAATGCACCACGTGCGCTGTGCGTTTTCCGTCGCACGGGCGATGAACCGATCCGCAAGATGCGGATTGTTTTCCGTGACGCGGACAATGTCGAACACGCGGTTGAAGTGTTAGGCGCAGGTCAGCAGTATTTGATCGCCGGACGGCACCCAAGCGGTGTCATGTACGAATGGCGACCGAACGCGGATCTCGCGCAATACACGGCAGACGGTCTGACCAAAGTCACCGCCGCAGAGATGCGTGCGTTCATGGATGCAGTGGCTTCAGAGATCACTGGCCGTGGCTGGACTATTATCACCAACTCAAAGCTGAAGCAGTCGGTCACAAGCGGCGGCGTTGCTGTGGCAGACGCGGAGCCAATCATTGATCCGCAAATTGCTTTGGCGGCACTGAAGGCGATACCGAACAATGAAGAGACGTTACCACTACGGGAAGATTTCATTGGGTTGCTTGCATCGTTTAGGGCAGCAACTGGTAAAGCGTCATACGACCCGCAAATTGAAGAAGAAGTACGTAAGTGGGCGGAGGAGTACGAATGGGCAGACGCGGCTTATTTTGAAGGCGTATGGCGATCCCTCACCCATGTCCGCGTGGGACCGGACAAACTCTTCGCACTGGCAAAGCGCCACGGTTTTCACGGCGCGGCAGCGGCTGATTTTCCTGACGACAAGTCTGTGGTCGAAGCAGAAAAAATTGTCGAAGCCGTCCAAACGGAAGAAGAAGAAGCGGAAGAACGACTTCGCGCGGTTTGTCGTCGTCTCGTTTACTGGGCAGACAAAGGTGTGTTCATTCTCCGCGATAGTGGCAAACAGATTACGGCTCCGATACTCAATGCGTTTCCCGGATTGGGCACAGAGATTGCTCCGGCTGGAACACGCGGCACTAGAGCGGCTGCAAATCAACTGGTGAACTCGAACGAGCTTCAACTCGTCGCGGGTCTGACGTATCTACCGGGTCATCCGAAACTGGTCACTTGGAACTTTGGGAACGACAATGCTGTCTATTGGAACAAGTGGACGCCTTTTGAATTTCCGATGCCGGAAACCGTCACTGACGCGGATGTTCGTCCGTGGCTGGATCACGTATGCTACCTATTCGAGAACACGGAGGACCGTGAATATCTACTCGATTACCTTGCCCACATCGTGCAACACCGGGGGCGGAAAATACGCTGGGCCCCGATCATCCTCGGGGGTCAAGGTATCGGTAAGGACTTATTCCTGCGGCCTATTATCAAAGGGCTTGGCGAGCAGAACTCGCGCACGATCCAGCCGGAAGAACTCCTCGGGCAATTCATCGACTTTTATGAGAAGGAACTCGTTATTGTCGAAGAAATCATGCGGATGGAAAAAGGCAATATCTATGAAAAGATGAAGGCCGTGATCTCTGGCACGGCTGCGGACACGGTGACGATTGAACGGAAGTTTGAGCAATCTTACGATGTGCCGAACGTCGTCAACTTCGTGTTCTTCTCGAACCATTCGGACGCGCTGAACCTGTCAGAAGATGACCGTCGGTTCTTCGTAATCCATTCATACGCACGGCCACAGGCTTCGGATTACTATGTCGAACTCGCTGATAAGTTTTACCGGGAGCAGCAAGGCTGGCGGGCCGTGTTTGCATGGTTGAAGCAGCGCGACATTAGCGCCTTCAATCCTGACGCACGCCCACGCTTCAATGATGCCAAGGCCAGTATGATTGAAGACAGCCAGACCTACTATTCGCTCTGGCTGCGTGATGCACTTGCTGGAGGGTTCTTAAAGCACCGTTCTGTGCTGACGGCGATGGAAGTGCTGGACATTGTCCAAACTGACTTCGGGAATGTGCCGGACAAAGTACGCAAATCACTCGTCCACCAGAACCAAGTAGCGAAGTCGCTCAACTTCGCTGGATGGCACTACCGGGATCAGCGTGTGTCGATCAATGGCAGGCAGCAGCGTGTGTTTGTACGGTCCAAAGAATTAGTGGACACGTCAAACGAAATGCTCAAAGCCCGGTACGAAGCCGAGCGTGAGAAGAAGGTTTCGAGTATCGCGTGATGGACCGGGAAAAGATGGTACGGAGGATCGTAATGCTCCTCCGCGAGAACGGCATTGGTCAGGTCGAGGCTGAAATGTTAGCCGTCCAGATAGTCAGTATTTTCCTGCCAGCCAGTTGACGAGATAGGTCAGGCCAGATCCTGTAATCGCCGCAAGGCCAAGCACAACCTTAGAGCCGCCTTTCATCTCATGGAAGGCGGTTTTAATTTCTCTGAGATCGTCGCGCATTTCGTCAAGCGAACGCTTTAGTCCTTTAATCTCGGCTTCCATGCGCCCAATGTCTCGCTCTAAGCTTGCGTCGCTCATTTGCGCCCCCACTCATCCCAGAAGCCATTCCAATAGCCGCACCAGAGGCTATACCAATATCTGAATAGATCTTCGGTGTTCACTTCGACGTTCCCTTCGCCTTGTCATAGGAGCGAAGCGCACCAAGGCCAAGCATACCGAGAGTGAGGGAAAGCAGCGCGTCTGCATCGAAACGCGGTGGCTTAATAGCATAACCAAACCCAGCGCCAATCCAAACGACGATGGGGCCTACAACGTATATAAATGCAAAGGCAAAGGCGCAGGTCCAACCGATCATCGGTCGCCACCCTGCGACGAAGATCGAAGAGTGCTGCGCTTCGACTTCGTTGATCTTTGATTGCTGCTCCGCCTGCTTTGCAGCCATGTCGAGCAGCGCAGCCTGCATCTCAGCCTGCGCCTTCTGCTTAGCGTTCGGGTCCGGGATGAGATCCAGAACCTTGTTGATGATTGGCAACAAGGTTTCAATGATAGGGATGGCAATCATTGCTGTTGTCTCCGAGGCCGCACAGTGATTTCATTCGGACGGCGCTCTTCCTGCATCACTTCGCCAGCCGCACGCGGTTCAGTTGCGAGGAAGTTTCGCACTGCGCCATTGCGGAAGAACTCACCAACAGTTTCCATATTTTTTGGCGTGGCCTTTTGCATCAAAGCCGCACCAACTTTAGGATCAAGGATTGCGTCGATTAGCACGCGGGTGATTTCATCTTCTTGCATCCGCGAGGCGATCATCAGCGGCTTTGTCAAAGCGCGGAGAGTAGTGTTCTCCGTCGCACCGCCACCAATGACATTGCCCAGTGCCGCCGCGACTGACATATTGCGGAAGGTATCAGAACCGGGGGCTTTGACGTTCCCCGCTCGCACTGCGGCAGAGCGTTCAAGATCTGCCATAACGTCTGTCAAGATTTTCTGCTGAGAAGGGTCAAGGCGAGCGATTACGTCGGCATTGGCTTCCAACTGACGGCGGAACTGGTTTGCAGAAAGTGGACGAACGTCCACCTGCGGCATAACTTCGCCAACTTCTGCCTTGCGACGGATTTCTTCCATCGTTTCTGCGCGACCAATCTTCTCACGCTCCGCGCCATATTCTTTCATCTTGGCTTTATAGCCCGGACGCAGCGTTTCAATTTGATCGTCGATTGCATTTAGAACTTTTTTGCCTTCGGAGTAGGCCAATTTAATGTTGGATAGATCAACGCCTTCCGGTGTTGTTCCACTAAATTTACCGGACAATACGTCAGCAAGGTTTTGCCGTTTCGAGAACAATGTCCCGAGGTCAGTAACACCTTCCAATTCCCGCGTAGCAAAACCAAGGAATGATTTGACTGGAGTGCGGGCACCTTCGCGGCTACCTGCAATGTCCGTGATTTTGTTTTCAATCGGGCGAAGATCAAGCGTCGGCATCTTTGGCGCAGCGGACGGCGTTGGGCCGAAGACCTGCTCAATCAACTGCTGCTGAGACGCAACTTCCGGCGCTTGGTTGCGGACAACCTGCACTTGTTGCCCTTCTGGGAACATTGCCGGAATTTCTACATCCTGCCGTGCGCGCAATGCAGACACAGCCTGCTCCGCTTGACCGGGGGTCATGCCAGCAGCTTGTTCCATCGCCTGTTGACGTGCAGCCATCTGCTCACCGCCACGCGCCAGAATAGGCATACCTTCTGGTGAGCGAGTTGCAGTCGCCGCTTGCAAGGCGAGCAAGCCGGGGTCGCGTGCCGCTTCCGGGAGCGTGGGATACGAGCCGGGAACCAGTTGCTGTGCTGCGCGGGCCTGTTGGATTGCGAGTTCTGGATCAGAGGCAAACTGACGCAGGGTTGATCCGACAATATATTCTTGACCACCACGAGTGAAAGGTGCAGCAGCACTCTGTACTGCGCGGCCAACCGTTCCCACAGCGGGAATAGCGCCCATACCTGTACCGATACCGATTGCCGCTGCAAGGCGTGGGTCAACACCAGATTGCAGAGCATATTCTGTAGCACCACCAGCCGCTGCACCAGCAGCGGTTTGGGTCACAGGTTTCGCAGCCAGAAACTCAGCACCTTTTGTAATAGCCTGCGGACCATATTTCGCGCCAACACGCGCGAGGCCAGCCGGTGTCAGTGCGCTGATTGCGCCTTTTCCCGTTGCCATTGCAAGGCGTTCGCCCTCAGTCTGCGCTTCTGGCAGACCAAGCGCACCTGCTGCGCCAGCAGCAGCTTCGCCTAACTTGCGCGAAACAGGCAAACCATACTCCGGTTCGCTCGTCACGCCTGCGGCCCGTGCAAGATAGTCCACGCCCGGCATACGCTGACGAGCAAACTGACCGACATTGTATAAAACGTCTGCACCAAGCGCCGGGATGCCGCCGATGCCTTCAATCGCACCTTCGACCAAAGCACGGCCAGCCAAGCCACCTACACGCGCCGCTCCTTCAGAGGGAGCGGGCGATGGCGCGGGTTGGGGTGCAGATGCAGCTAAAGATCTTGCGATCTGATTTACAACTGCATCTTGCTTTTCCCGTGGTAGAGAAAAAAACTCTTCCCCAACGGTAACGGTTTGGCCGTTTACTTCAATTTCTCTAGCCATATTGTTACCTCTTGGGGCTCCACGAGACACCTTCATTCGTTGTAAACTTCAACTGTTGGCTAGGCATCTCTACCGGCTGTAGGAACGGATCTAGGATTTTGCGCTGTTGTGGGTTCAAGCCTTCACCCTCACGGAAACCTTTTACCAGTTTATTGTAGTTTTCAATTTTACGTTGTTCAGCGCGGTTGCTGATTTCGATAACTTTACGGATGCTTTCCGCGTTGAGTTTAATATCGCCCGCCGCAATCTTGTCGGCGTATTCACGGTCTGCGTTCGATGGGTTCGGACCGAGATCTTTAACCATCGAAAGAACTTTTCGTCCAACTTCAGACTGAAAAGCTTCAGTGCTAGAAATAGTTTTAGATAAACGCTCGCTATCTTGAATACCAAGAACATTCTGAATTGCACTAATATATTTTGATCCTTGCAACCGTGCAGGAGCAAGAGAACCTGTTAAGACACCTTCATTAAGCAAATTAAGCATAGTTTCGTTGCTACGAAGAGTATTAGTCGCAGCAGAAGCAGCAGCCTGCCCTTCGCCAAGACGATCCGTAATCATCTTGAACATAGGCGCGTTTAGTGCACTTTCAGGACGCTGGATATTTGGGATATTATATCCCGTAATAGCCTGCTCTCCGCTTGGCAACGTGCGAACTTTTTTGAAAGCCGGTTGGCCTTCTGGGATGTTGTTAGCAGCGCGCTCTTCTGCCGTGAGTGGGATTTCCTGCTCAGTTGAAGGCTTAGTCAGTTTCTGCTGCATCAAAGTGGTGTATGCCTCTTGCCGTGCTTTAGCAGTTGGCAAGCTGCGGAGGTACGCTACTTCCGATGCAGAAAGACCTTGCATACCTGCACCCGGCGCAGCGGCGGCAGAAGTAGCGCCCGGAGCCGTGGGTGCAGTGCCCGGAGCGGCGGCGGGTGCGCCACCGGCAGCGGCGGGGCCACCTACACCACCAAGCATCTGATCGAAACGCTTTTGCGCTTCCATATCGGCCATCTGCTGCTGGTACTGCGCGCCCATAAGACGGGACTGAGCAGCCTTATAGATGTCGGTGCCCATGGCAGAACCGACACCGCCGATCTGTGCAAGCATCTGCGCGCGGACTGCCGGATCAACTGGTTGTCCAGCAGCCATCAGCAAACCGCCGATCTGGCCCAGTGCGTTAATAGCACTGTCACGGACAAATTGCTGCGGTACGCCGTAGGTCGGATTAATCTGCTGCATTGCAGCCTCGTTACCCGAAATCATATCCCAGAGAGAAGCCATTATTATTCTCCGCCAAAGAGGCCGGACAGACCTGAGAAGAGGCCCGGAACCATGCCGGTGAACTCACCGGGATTTTTTTCCATCGAAAGGCTTGGGCCGAAAAGCATCGGCAGGACACCACGGAAGTTGCCCTTGTCGTTCAAGAACGCGCCACCAAGCAATCCGCCCATACTACCCATACCACCGGCACCTTCTGCGGCAGGGGCGGCAGCTTCACCACCACCTAAAAGACCGGCTGTGCCAACGTCAATGGCACTCATGCCGGGGATGTTCGGGGCAGCGCCTGTTTTCGAGAAATAAGGAAGCAATGGTGTCCCATCACCACGGTCCAACATGTAGTTCCGCCCTTGCATCGGTGGGCCGGACATCTGTCCCGTAGGAGCAGCCATCGGTGATGCAGGCATCGGAAGTGTAGGTACGTTAATAGGCGGCGGTAAAGCCGGAACACCCGTGATGGGGTTGACCGGCTCCATCGTTGCGCCGGAAGCAGCGAGTGATGGGCCAACCGCTCCACCCTGACGGCGGCGCTTCATTGCCTCAATCGTATTGAGAGTTGACTGCATCACCATTAGATCAATCCTCTAAAACCCGTTAGTGGGACGAACCGGCCACGGCTAACGCCCGGTCCCATGTCCATTTCACCCAATCGACGCATTTGTTCTTGTTGCAACCGCTGCTGCATTTGCTGTTCCATCATTAAAGAACCCAGCGCGGAATACGCATCATCCAGACCACCAAGCAGTCCGCCTTCTTTTTTCATGGCTGATTGCATCGGGGTAGTAGTGCTGGCCGCATTTGCGACAGTCGGAGTAGTCTGACCGGCTGTGAGAGCGGACGGGTCAAGTGGTGTGACCGTCGTGCGCGGATCAGCGCCTTTGCCTTCAAACTTGTTGAGCCACATCGAAGCAAATTCACCAGCCGTCATATCAGGACGGCCACGGTTCAATGTGACGGCTTTCTCCCCAACAATAGAAGCAGCAGGAGCATCGGGGTTTGCCAGCAATGCCGCTGCACCACTCGCGCCTTGCTGGTGAGCAAGATAGAGTTCAGCAGCGGAAGGTTCGCGTCCAAGGCGGCTGCGAAGAACTGCGGCATTATCCCGGGCAAAACGCGCCGCTGCATCTGCGGATGCTTCACGATTGAAAGGATCAGTCAGCCCATACTGCTTTGCGGTCGAAGGAATAAATTGGAACGGGCCAGCGGCCTTGCTAACTTTATGGAAAGCACGCGGGTTCCCGCTGCTTTCGAGTTGCTCAGTCCTCGAAAGAAACTGAGTGGGAAGTCCAAGGCGCTGCTCTAGTTCCGAGTAGAGTTGCATCAGGCCATGCCCTTCCGCATCGGGCCGAAGCCCAGATTGACGGTTTTACGGCCACCACGCTCTTCGACCATCTCAGGGTATTTCTTTTCGACTTCCTGTGCCATTGGGCCGACAACTTTAGGATAAGATTTCGGGTCGCCCTTGTAGCGGTAGGCGTACATGGTCAATCCAGTTTCATCGTCCTTGCCGACTTTCTCGATGTCCGTTTTCATGCGCTCGTCCGAGCCACCAAACAGCAATGGCAGGAACTTCATCGCCGTTGTTGCCGCAGTTAATGCAGTGCCAGCGCCGGACAGGAAGTTCGAGCCGGACGGTCCACCAGTCTGTGTTTTAGTTTGCGTTGTTCCGTAAGGAGTGGCCGACGTTGCACCCAGACGCAGGTTGAGCATTTCAATGGGGTAGTTACGTTCTTCCATGAAACGCTGATACTGGTCTTGCAACTGCGCCTGTTCCAAGGCTTGCCGCTGCGCGCCGATGGCTTCGATGGTCGCCGCGTCCGTGAGCGCCGCACCTTGCTGCGCCTGCGCGATACCCGGCAACATTCCAGCTGCACGCATCTGCACTTCCGTACCGGCCATCTGCCGAGCGAGA